TGGTACTTTTCTGGAACTTCGGGCTGCTGAGGTTGTTCCTCTTCAGGAGTCTCTACAGTATCCTGTGTGTCGAGTTGGTCTGTTGCTTCTAGTTCTTCTTCCTTACGCTCATCAAGTAATGTTGCTCGTGACATTCTAAACTTACCCCGCCTATTATTATTATTAGGTTATGGAGGATTAAATGGGAGTTGGCCTATTAGGTTTCCCGCGTGGTTTGCCCAGCCTTTTCATGTTCACGTACCCATTTCATGTGCCTACCGGGGAAATCCCCAGAGGAACCATCAAGGATATGTTGAGTGGCTGATACAATCTTTGTAGCATTAGCACCACACCCGCACCTACTGGATGTAGTACCTGACTCTACAAATTCTTCAAAGGTATGTCCGTTAGTACAACGAAAATCAAATACTTTAATCATCTTCTTCTGGAGGCTTAGATGCCTCTTCGTAGTTAGTTGTAACGATAGTTTCCATGTTGATTAAGTGGGCTAATATGTTTAGTTGTCCCTTACGGAAGAACATATCGTTAGCATCCTTAGCTGCTTCTATACTGTTAATCTGCAAAGCATTGTTACCAAAGTCCTGCACAAGTTGTTTCCAACCATCAGTAAGAAAAAGACTAAAGTATGAGTCGTAATATTTTTGTGTTTCTTGATCCATGATGAGGCCTTTAGGTTATCTCTATAGTTTATATAGTTGTACTATACATATATATTATATCATATTTTTAGATATTTGTCAAGCTTTATTTTTACTTTTGGTACTTTTACGTCTTCTTCCTGAAGCAGTTACCGCATGTTTAATTTTAGCTGGCCCAGTTTTACGACGAGATGACGATGCTTTTTCACCTTTTGTCATTTTAGATGCGACAGCTTTGGGTCTGCACGAGGGGTACGGACGTTTCTTTTTGTCCTTACCAGAACGTCCACACGGCTTTCCGGTCTTTACATCGACCCATTCTTCCTTGAACCATTTTTTAAGTGCGGCACCTTTTTTACTTTTTTTTACGGCCACTTTTGTTACCCCAGTTTTTAGCGCCTACTTTGCGGCACTTAGCAACAGCACCGGATGCATATGCAGAAGGCCAAACTTTATACCTAGATTTGACTTTCTTTGCACATGCATCATTTGCTTTCTTTTTCTTAGGCATGTTACTTTTTCTTCTTTTTCTTTTTCATTGCTGCTTTAGCTTTAGCTGCAGCGGCTCTACCTTTAGGGGTATATGAATAACTTTGTCCACCTACTTTTGGCATTTGTCTATCTCCTTTTTCATTGCATATTGACGGGTACATGCATGACATACACCGCACGTTAAGAAACCTTCTGGAGTTTCTTTAGGTTTACGGCAAGACCAATACATATCTCGTAAAGGTTCTGCCATACTATGATAAATACCTAAGCTGCGTTGCAAAGACACTTGAGTCATAAAATCAAAAGGTGTAGCCCACACAGGATTAAAAAATCTACCTGTTCCAGTAGCATTTAAAATACCATATGCTTCAGCAGTTTCTTCTTTTCCTGTATTATAATCGCCAGTGTACACAGCCGTAAAATGTTTAGGTATACCGTTTATTACTCTTCCTGCTTGAAACATAGCTAATGCCATGTCTCTACCGCCCGGATATTGTTCTGTCCATCCATAGAAAGAAGAAGAAAACTCAAAAGGTCTTTGGTTACTTTTTAACCAATTAATACTTTCGTAAATAGCTTTTGCTTCTGCTTTACATCTTTTTTCAGAATTATCTAAGTGTATAGCGTGAATGTGTACGTTTTGTTTTGTATGTTGTAATAAGTTCCAAGCTAGTGATACGCTATCCATACCCCCTGAAAACATTAATAAAACATTTTCGTTATTGTTGTTTTGAAATTTATGATATTTAAAACAAGTACTGAGTGCTTCCTTTGCCATTAAAGCATATGACTCTACTGACGAACTCATTAAAACTCCTTACCATTTTTTACAAGACCAATAACGCGCACTAAGTTTATTAGGAGGGTTTGAATCGCATTTATGTCTAGCCCTAAAAGATTTACGACGAGCAGGTTGGTCTTTTTTAATAGTCATTTTTTGATCACCAAACCTAATTAGTTTAGTTTTGTCGCCTTCTTTGGCAACAACAACAAACTTTTTAGTAGGATGGCTAGGCGTCCTTTTTGGTTTGTTGTAACCGCTTACTCCTGCTCGTGTTAGTTTTGGATCCTTTTTCTTGCTCATCGATTCTGGCCTCCAAATCCTTGACCCGGTTCTCCAGCAAGTCCAATTTGTTGAACTGGTCTTGGAATGCTTGGTTGATTTGGCTGAGGAACTGGTTCATTTCTGTTTGTGTCATTAGCATTAGGACGTTTTCCTTCTATTTGTTTTTCTTTAAGTAGGGCGTCTGCTACCTTTAGGCGGCGTTCAAACTCTTTATCTTCTTGATCTCCCTCCTTGAGGTTTCTTGTAATTGCTTCAATCTTTTCAATTTGTAACTCTTCTGGAAGCAACTGTGTTTCCATAGAGTACTTAGCTGCTCTAGCTTGAGACTCAGCGGCTTGTGCTTGCAGTGCTGAAGTCTGACTCTGTTGAAACTCCATCTGAGTCTGTTGAGCCATCTGAGCCATTTGTTGTGCTTGAGGATCTGGCTGTTGCGCTTGTTGCATAGACGCAATCAACTCATCACGGTTACTTAGGTTCATGTTGTCGATGATGCTTTGGATCAACACAGGGTAAATTGGGCTGTCTTGCTTCATTGTTTGCAAGAGTTGCACCAACTGTGTTACCTCGTATTCTCTAGCGATAATGCCCAGAGTAGACGTAGCAGTAAACTTGTAGTCAGATACAGGATAGTTTTCAGGATCAAACTGCATGTACCTATGTGCAGCTTTAGCTACAAATGGTAACAAGAACGACTGTTGAAAGTTGATTAGAGTACGTTTGTGTCGCTTAATAATAGCGCCAAGAGACATACTAATACCAGCAGCAGTAGCTTCACCATTAACTTGTCCAGCAATCCCTGCTGAATCAACAGCACCTGTAGCTTGCTGTACCATTTGTTGTAGTGCAGATGCTTGTGCAAAAGTAATTTGATTTACTTGTCCAAAGTTAAACGGTTGAAGAACTTCACGAGGATCTCCATTAGTAAGAATCATCTTACCCGGACGTATTTCTGGTTTAGCTCCACGAGGCAACCTAGTTGCATCAATAGCAAGCATAGGATGAATTGTAAGACTTAGTGCATCAATACGTGCGCGTAGTTCAGTATCAAGAGCCTTTTGTGAGTTGTAACCTTTTTCACATACACCACGACCCCAGAATCTTCCGGGAACTACGTCCCAAGGGAAAGCCACCACAGGTCTGTCACCCATCATGTACGGATTAGCTTCAGCCTTTAGCAGTGTACCACCGTTAGCAATAACTACAATAGCCTCAACGTACATAGACTCATCTTCTACTTCTACGTCTTCTGCTTCAAGCAACTCACGAGGTACTAGACCGTAGTACTTAGTTAAGCGTACCTTGTCGTCGTTGTAAATCGTAAGGTCTTGGTCAGGTTCTAGGTCTGTGTCAGGGGCAGCAGAACCAACGTATACATCACGATAAATTCCTTGTTCTTGTAATAATTCTACGCTGTGTCTAGAAACAAACTCATCAATAGCAACGCCCATAGCGTCTTCTACAGTTGTTGCTACAGGGTCTATAAGAAAGTTTTGTGGTAGTACTGGTTTTAATTTAACCACTACTCTATCTGTAATGTTAACTCCTACAGCTTGTAAGTCTCCACCCATAATGGGTTCAGACGCTGGAGCCATTTCTTTAATCTCTTCAAGAATAATTTCTCCTATTCCTGTACCAAACACAGCAGAGTTAATTAAGCACTCTGCAACAGCCTTGCGTACTTTACATTTTTCAAAGTCTTCTGTTAATTTGTTACGCAGGTACTGTACATCTTGTCGGTCTTTGTCGTTAACATCATCAGAAATATCAAACCATTTACCTCTACCAAACGTAGCTTCTTCTAATTCTGCTACGTTAGACTCTACGGCTTGTTGCAGCGCAGGGGCTATAATTCTAGAGCGTTCTGATCCTCGTTCTGAATCTGCTGGATCCCATTGTCCTCGCCAAAGCCTATAGTATTCTTCAAACTTACCTTCATAGTTTGACTCGTAATAATCACGCCAATCTTCACATTTAGTTATTACCCACTCTTCAAGTGATTCTTGAATCATTAAAGGATCTGGGTTTAATATTTCTTCTGCCATAGTACTTTCCTTAAATTATTGCTACGCTGTAACCCAGTGTAAAAAATACTACGGCAGAGATAGCGTAGATGCCATATGTGTTAAACGGTCTAAAAACTTTATGGTTCACTTTAGTATCCTGCTATTACGTCTAGTATTTCGTGATCGTCTATTTCAAAATCGTAGTGGTACGCTACCTTAGCTAACTGATCTACGTATGCTAGTGCGTCAACTAAATCATCGTGGGTTAATGCATCAGGAAACTGAAACAACTGGTCTAAGAATTTATTATTCCATGAACCTTTGTTTAAACTAATTTGAGCGTTTTCAAATCTTCCTTGTAATGCGTACATAACTCTATCAGTTTTTTTCTTGTTACCGTGAGATAGTTCTTCAACTCTAAAAAATCTTCCGTATTGTTTCATTAGGTTAGTTAAAGGACTCATGATAGCTTGCCTTAAAACTCCCTTTTCAATACCAACGCTAACGGGTCTGTAGTCTCTAACGGCCTGAAATATCTTGGTGGCAGTCTCATCAAAGCCCCACCGCCCGTGTATAATATTATCAACGTACCAACCATTAGGCCCAGCTTTAACAACAGCGATTGCGGTTTCATCAAGTTTAGAATTCTTTGTCCGTTTCTTGTTTACTTCTTCAAAACCAGCAAGGTCAATAGCTATGTAGTAATCACCTTCTTCTGGTTCTTCTCCAAACTGTATCCAATCTTCTTTAAACATTTCTGAGCCTCTGGCTTCAAATGAGGCCATGAACTCTTGTCTAAAGGCATAACTCGACATTGATTTTTTTGCCAAGTCGATTTCAGATGCGTCCAAGATTGGGTTGTCGTAGCTGGTGAAATGCCAGCCCCTGTAAGTCTCATCGTCACCTAGCTCTGCAAATTTATACAATTCATAAAAATGATTACGTCCCATAGGCGTACCTATGAACATCGCAGAACCCTTTTGGTCTGCTAGTGCTGGACGGAGGATCTGCTCCCATACGTCAGGCTTCATGTCTGCGTACTCGTCCATCACAAGAAACTTCAAGGACACACCACGCATTGTCTCTGGCCTATCGGCTCCCTTGAGACTAATCATGGCCCCGTTGACCAGCTTGATCTGCAGGTTGTTTATGTGCGAACCTGAGATAACAGGGTGTCCTAGCTCTAGCAGGGTTTGCCACATGATGTCTCTTGCTTGGCCCTGCGTAGGCGCAACGTAAAAAACTTGACCTCTGTCGGTCTGTAGTGCATTAATGATTAACATCCAAGCAGCCAGACGGGACTTCCCTGTTCTCCGTCCTGCTGCTACTACCTTGAACCGTGTAGGATCAGAGTAGACTTCCTGCTGCCACGGCAACAGTTGTACGTTAAGGTCTGTCACTTGTTTTAGTTACAAACTCCAGCGTCATCTGAGTTATCAAACTGAGAGTCACCACAGCCGTACTTACCGTCGTTGTCTGTGTCACAGGCCCGTTGCCACGTAATCATGTCAAACGATAAACCTTCAGACCACGGTACGTAAGTCTTACACCACTCGTGTGATCCTACTGTGTAGTCGTCGGACGCTACGGGTACGTAGTCACGCTTAGTCCAAGGCTTTTGTACACGAAAGAACGTGTCTTTGTTGCTCATCAGTTGTCTCTTGAACAGAGAACTACTGGGTGTGCTAATGTAGATCTCTTGGTTCTCTGACAGGGTATACGTAGATCCGTCGTCGTAGTTAATAACAGTAGCAGGGTAAACAATACTACTAACAAACAAAAACAATACACCAAAAAGATACTTCATGTTATGCTCCGTTAAAGTTTACAAAGATTGCGGGTTGCTCTAGTAAGGCAAAGGTTGCAACAAACTCCATGTCTCCTGCCGATGTAGTGTACGCCTTGATAGCGTCACCAGCTTGAAGAACAAACACTGCGTTACCGTCAATT